TTTGATTTTCAATATGTAGCTACTTGCATAATTTACAGGAAAGATACCAAACACCCGATTAAAGTTACGGTTTATGAAAGTGAGTACTCGACTGGTCGTGATAATTGGTTCACCAAAAGGCGCACAATGATTGGTAAAGTTGCTGAATCTCAGGGATTAAGAAAGGGGTTTAGCGTTTCCGGTGTTTATGCTCCTGAAGAAATCGACTTATCAAAACCACCTGTTACGCCTGGCTATGAGGTTCAACCTGATTTCCCTAAACGCTCGGAAATTAATCAAAAACTAAGCCCAGATAATTGCAAAACAACAGATGAGTATGATTTAGTATACAATGAGTTTGTCGAAGAATTCGGTATGGGTTCCTTGGAAATGGGTTCTGGTCATAATAATGAAACTTGGAAACAACTTTTCAGCACTCACTTAAGTAGAGTCAGTAAACCCACCAAACCACAAGCTAGATGGGATGAAAGAATCCTAAAATGTGACACTATTGAGGGATGGCATAAACTTAATGAAGAATATTTAAACTCAGTGAACCTTCAGTCACCAGAGAACGAACAGCTACTTAATGACAGTAAATCATTGATAGGTATAACGGAGGACGATAATGTTTGATTTTCCAGAAATAGATTGTAAGGTAGAATATGAAGAGAACATAGGTGAGTGCCATACTGGCGCTAGGGGCCGATTTGGTGTCCCAGAGGAACCAGATTCACAGGAGGTTCATTATACTATTCAGAAAGTAGTTTTTTTAGATATTGATATTACATCCGAATTTGATCTTAATAAAGAGTCAGAAGATCCTTCTATAGATGTTGTTGAGTTTCTCAAAGAATTAGTGTTGGAACACCTTAAACGAAAGGAACAAAAATGCAATTAATTATAATTTTAGATCTCTTAATTCTGTCTCTAGTGGTTATTTGTCTATTAAACCAATATTATGAGCTAACAGACCAACGAAAAGAGATTAAACTTTTAAATGATAATATTGATAGGATAGATAATATTATGCTTCATCTTTTAAACGAAAAGATTGAATGAAAATTGAAATCAAAAACGGTAAAATAGCTGAATCCCTGTCTGATTTAAAAGATGGGGATTACACTATTGAAAAACTCAAGAAAAAGAGAACTAATGGTCAAAACCGCCATTTTCATGGCCCTGTTTTAGGTCAATTATCTGAGGCTATGACTAGGCTTTCAGGTAAGAAAGTAAGTAGGGAGATGGCCAAAGAGATCGTTAAATTCAAGTTTCTACAGTTTTTTGATGACAAAATTGGAACATTTATAATACCGACTTCAAAACTAACTACTGTGCAATGGATTAAGTTTTTAGAAGATATTCAGAGGTATGGGTCTTTAGTGTTGGGTATCGATATAGAATCCCCTAATGAAGTGGATTATAGTCAGATAGAAAAGAATTAATGTTTAAGTAAGGGGATAAATTCAATGAATAACTTTCGAGAAGCTTTCTGCTCAAGCTGTCAAGCTCCGATATACTGGGCCGAATCAACCAAGGGCGGTAAGATAGCGGTAGACCGTGTTAAAACGTCTATCGTTCTGCCTATTGGAGACAAAGTAACCGGCCATAGGCCACATTATGCGACTTGTAAGAACGCTGATGAACATCAAAGGAGGCCGTAGGTGGATAACAAAAATCTGTTTAATTGTAGATGTACAGATATTCAAATGATTGTTTGTGAAAATAAACAAAGCGATAGAAGTGAACCAGGTGGCCTCCACATGAACGATGACGGGACCGCCACGCTTTACCCTGTGGGGATCGCTAAGTATGAAAAAATATTGCTAACATTGAATAGAAATAAACTAGCACTAGATATTTTACAAGGTTTAAAGTGCAAGGAAGGTGGTCAGACGGTTTTGGAATCATCTTATTTAAACCTTTTAATCAAAACTTTGGAGGGGTAAATTGAAACAAGATAATTCAATCCTACCAGAATTTGGCGATCAGGAATCAATGTTCACGGACAACCCGAAGCCACATTTCAACGGGCCCGACTACATACCCAAGATTGACCATAGCCGATTAGAAAACCAACATGAGAAAATTAAACAGCTTATGCTTGACGGAATTTGGCGAACTTGCTCAGAGATTAGCGATGAGCTAGGTTATCCAGAAACGTCAATCTCAGCGCAGCTTAGGCACCTAAGAAAAGACCGTTTCGGTGGCTTCACAGTAAACAGGCGGCGCAGAACTATAGGCGGTCTTAATGAGTATCAAGTTTTAGAATGAAATCTGAATTTTTCCTCTTAATATTTTGTTTTCTGTTGGCTTACAACATTTACGATTTTATCAATCCGAATGTGAAAGTTATTATAAGGTCAAAGTACCCGACGGATTGTGAAGAGGAATTGAGAAAAACAGTAATCTATATAAATGAATATTTTCCAAAGAGGTGAAAGAATGATTAAAAATTACGAACTAAAGGCAGTTACAAGAGCGAGAACTGAGGAACGCGAAAAGTATTCTGCTCTACATAAGAAAATTATCGAGAAAATTGATACCGCGATTGTGATTGCTGACGGGAAACAGGCGTTTATTAATTAAGTACCTACCCATTTGAAAATCATTTTGTATATTAAACCTCAACTGCTATGAAATCAGAATTTAAAATTTAAGAATCTTCGTCTGGCCGACCTCGCGAGTTTTTACGTAGCAGTTTGCTTGCAACTGGTCGGGCGAAGTATTTAACTACCCTATGGGTAATAGTTTTTTATATTAAAAAGTAAGATTGGTAATCTGTTAAATTTTTGAGGTCAGCTTCTAGCTGCGAAAGTCTGCGTGTCTATGCCAATCTTCGCGCGAGCCTCATTTTAAGATTGGTGGTACAAAATGACGTTTATTATAAAAAATTGGGATGAAAACTTCGAGATTGCAGAATCTAGAAGGTATAAAAAAAACAAGTGGATACCGTTACCAAACAAAATGGACGGGCTTTCTTATCTAAAATTATCCAAACATAAAAACAAGAATGAAATATTTTCTTGTTGGATTTTGTTGATACAATTAGCGTCAAAAATGCCTAAGAGAGGGGTGTTAGAAAATGAAACTGGGCCTCTCGATTTTGATGATTTTGAAATTATGACGGGATTTTCTCAAAACTCATTTAAGCGGGCGATAGATTTTCTAAAAGGGCCTAAAATCGCTTGGATAGAGGAAACTGGGCAAACTCAGAGCGATCCCAGAGTAGGCTCTGGGCTTGCTACGACTACAGTACATAACACTACAGTACATAACACTACAGTACATAACACTACAGAACAAGACAATACAATACAAACAGGAATTGTAAAATACTTAAATCAAATTGTTGGATCAAATTACAAACCGAATATTGGTAAAACCAAATTATTGATAAATACAAGACTCAAAGAGGGGTTTACTTTTGATAACTTCAAAACGGTGATCTTCAAAAAGTCGGCAGAATGGAAAGGAACCGATCAAGAAAAATATTTAAGGCCAGAAACTTTATTTGGCTCAAAGTTTGAGGGGTACTTAAACCAAACAGGTACTTTCAATAAACCTAGTGTACCTGCACACATGCAAGAGCAAGAGGAAATTATTCAATGGGCGCTAGAACAACAAAGGGAAGTTTAAAAATGAATGATTGGAACGCAGAAAGAACGGATATATTTAAAAGTCAGCTAATGAATTTATTTGTCAGTTTTAACAGATCAGCCACTAATGGGTTAATTGATATGAAAGTCAAACTACTTGAGGAAACTTTAAAAACACTAAGAACAGACAAAATTAAGCCGTTTTTCAGGTATATCATGGAAAATGAAAAAACAATCCCTAGTGATGGTAGGCTTAAAGAAATCTTAAGGGATAAATACAAAGAGTATTCGACTAATCAATCTGAAGCAAAGCAAATAGAATATACCGGAGGCGTTGCTCCGGCTGATTGGGTCGCTCGCTACATGAAACAACTGGTTCACGTGGTTGATGGAAATTTAACCCCACAACAAGCGTACCAGAACGCTGAAGCCGGTTAAATGAGCTTAGGGTGCTTGTGTGTATTAAAAAACCAAAATGTCTTATTCGAGCCTATACGCGCTTAATAATATTTATAACTAGGTACTGACAATAAAAGTATATTTTGGCAATATAAATTTTAAATAACTGAGGATAAAATGGGAAAGAAAAGCAAGAAATCTGAAGAGACAAAAGTCGAAGAAATTATCGAACCAGTGGCCGAAGTAGTTGAAACTGAAGAAACTGTCACCGAAGAAGCGCCAGAACCGGTAGTTGAAACTGTAGAATCAGAAACGGCAAGCACTAAAACCCTTAAATCTGAATCAAGCGAACTTGCAATGGCAAGAGCCCGAGCACTAGACGGTTTAGGCCGAAAAGATCGTGCTAAAATTTCTGAAATTAACTCGAAATTTCATGTTGATTCTGATAAATTGGTTGCAAAATACCAGAAAATCGAAGCAGAAAAAAAGGCGAAAGCAGACGCTAAAGCACCTAAAAGAAACAAATAAATCACTAGGGCGGTTTACATCGCCCTTTTTAAAGGGAGTGAAAAAGTGATAAATTGCGGTGATATACTAAGGGACCAAACCGGCGAAGTAATGGAAAAAGGCGAGGGCGTTTGTTTTCTCGTAATGGGTTTGTCAAATGCAAGTGAAAACGAAATAAAACCCAAAGAGGGTAAATTCCAGGTCATGGAAATAGGCGACGAAGGGTTTCCAATGGGCCCGATCTCGTTTAAACATTCTGATGATCTTGGCAAAATGAAATTAAAGGGGAATCTATCAAAAATGGTATTCCTCCTATAGAGCCTTTTGAAGTAGTGACAAAGGACAAACTTTTACTCAAAAGATTAAAGAAAATTTTAAGTAATCCTTTGATAGATAACGGTTTAACTAGGGCTGCCATTTTCCATTCAGCCACATCAGAACCAGAAAAACAAAAACCATACCTAGACTTAAGGGTAAAAATAAGAGAGGTACTAAGTGAGCTTTAAAACTGCAATGTATGATGTGAGGCGCTCTGAGGGTGGCTACGCTAATGATCCTGATGACGAAGGCAAGGAAACTTATATTGGAATCGCGAGAAAATTCTGGCCTAAGTGGGAAGGGTGGGCGATAATTGACCGAATCAAGAAAAATGCGGGCCGTAAAATAAAAAATAATGAAAAGTTCAATGACTTCAAATTAAACAAAATGGTTGACGCTTTTTATTACAAATATTTCTGGGTCCCTCTAAAATGCCATAAAATCAAAGATCCATTGTTTGCCGAGCACCTTTTTGATTGCGGTATTAATCTAGGGAAAAGATCGGCTGTTAGGTTCTTTCAAGAAACCATAAACAAGTATTTCAAAAACTGTTTGGTTGTGGATGGTTTAATTGGACCCGCCACAATAAGCAAATTAAACGGTGCCAGTTCTCAGTTTGCAAATGTCATTGTTCAAGAGCGCATAAATCTATACTTTAGTAAGTGTTATGCAAAGCCGGTTAAGTTCAAGTGGCTCAGAGGATGGACCCTAAGATCACTAAAATACACAAGAAAGCCCTAGAAAAGCGACTAGATACCGTTTTTTCCCAGTACATTAGGCTATTCAATGCCGATGAATGGGGTTTTACTAAGTGTTGTACTTGTAATAGAATTGATTCTTGGGACCGTATGCAAAACGGGCATTTTGTAAACCGTTGGAATATTTCCACTAGATGGATGGAAAAAAACTGTCATCCTCAATGCGAAAACTGTAATTGTAGGCTAGGGGGCAATCTAGAACAATACGAGGCTTTTTTAACTAAAACCTATGATATTGGTACCCCAGAATTATTAAGGCAATTATCTAAACAATTTGTAAGGACTACCGTTGAAGAGTTAGAGATCCACTTAAAATTCTACTCAAACAGGGTTGAGACGATGAAGCGAGATAAGTCAATCAGCTAATTTTTGTAATTTTCGATAAATCGTTCTGACTGATAACCCTAGTTTGTGGGCAAGCCAGGTTGCTTTTTCTTTCCTGTGCTTTTTCAAAAAACTATCATCCAATTGAGAATAATATTTTTTTGGAATGTGGAAAGTCATACCTGGGCACTTGACTAATAAAGCTTTTACCGCATTTATACCGATAACGTCCGAAACTTCTTTCAAACCTTTGTTTGGTATATCGTCCCTATTCCATTTTTTTACGAATGACTTCATGTTCCCCTTACCATGTGTTTGCTTAAAATGAAATTAGACTTTCTAAGCTCTGCCTCTGAAAGTATTAAATATTCACGTTTTGGAAGATTATTTCTTCTATTGCCTAATTGGTGAGCCCTTGCGTATTCAAGATTTGATCCGATGAAAACAGCATTTCCTTTAATTTGAGATGTGACTGAATTAGCCAAAGCACCTGATCTTTGTAAAATTTTACCAGTATGACCCTTTCTGGCTCTTTGTTTTTTTGTAGACGGCTTTAAGGATTTCCAACCTGGGCCTTGCCTGTCAAAAGCGTTTTCACTCGCATCTTCTAACATGGCGCCGATTTTAAATAAAGCCGGTTTTATATTTTGTGTATTAAAACCCAATTGTTTGAATAAGGCTTGAACTTCATTTGATTTTATTGTGAAATTTATCATTTCAAAGTACTCGGCTCTAAATCTTGACCGGCTTCCCAGATATCAGTATCGAAATCTTCTTTTTCAGGCTTAAAAAATTGAGTAGCAGGGTTTGACCCGAATCCTGGGTCCGGTTTTAACGCTCTGTTGTTTATCTTAATTCCCCGGCTTTTAGCTTGTGCTCTTGTGAGTGCGCGAGTTCGACCAGTACAATTAAACCCATTTGGAGGGTACCAAGAATTAGGCGCTTTCCAAAAACTTGAAGTAATTGGCTGTATTGAACCAGATTGTTTCTTGTGAGATGATCTGGATTTCTCCACAATACCGTCAATTAGCATTAAGAAGGGTCTGTCGGACGCGTTATCGACCTGGCGCTCGAATCTACCGGCATTTAACGCCGATTGAATATTAGTTCTGTATATGGTCTTTAAACGGTACGGGGTCGTAAGTACTTGGACCTCTTCACCTCCGATTATAGCCGTCCTTTCGCCCGTCCAACCCTTTTTGGCCAAAGTATTTTTAATATCCTTCTGAAAAGTTTCAAAAGTTTGCCCATCTTTCAAGGCTTTTGACAAAGCGTCTCGAACATCTTGAACCACGCTCATTTGAACGTCTTGGGTAATTGCAAAGACCTTTTCCTCTACCGCTTTTCTAGTTTCTTCGGCAGTCTTTGATATCTTGATCCCTTGCTTATCAAAAATTTTAATAGCCTCCTCTGGGCTAACTTTTGAAGCGTCGACGATTATTTTACCTGGGATTGCCAATTAATCCTCTGTGTTGCGGGTTAGGCTTTGGGTAGAAAAAAGAGCCCTGCCTAATAACTTTTCTAATCGTTTTGGCCTAATTTCAGGAAACAGGCTTATTAAAGCGCCTTGAGCCTCTTCAAATGAACTAGCTTTCTCAATCATTTTTATTATTGGCTCTAAAAACTCTGAATCCTTTTGAAGCTCTTTATTAGTCAAGCCATTAATAAAATTATCCACAGCTTTCTGATCTTCAAATTCAGAAGCCTCTCGAAACTCTGGCTCATCTTGTAACTCAGTTACAACAGGCTCAACCATTGTGAAGTGATTATCGGCCAAATTATAAATTTCTTTAAAATATTCGGCATCAAACTTAACACCTAATTCACTTAATATTTTATCCCTTTCGGCTAGATCCTTTTTAATATCCTTTTCATGCTCATATTTAAACGTAGGAGCCACAACATTTGGACCAAAATTTATATCTACAATCCACCGGATAAGCACATTAAAGCAAGTTTCGGCCATTATTTCATCGGCTTCGGCGATATCAAGCCTTACGTTATCATGCACCTGGCCTAGCGCCCTAGATCCTTTCTCACCTGACTCTGTTGTAAGGGTTTGGCCTAGAATTGCCTTTGAAATTTCTTGATTCGCGGCGTTCATTAAATCTTTGTAGATATCAGCGCTTGATTTGCTTCCAGACGAAATAAACTCGACGCTAGTGTCATCAGGAATTACGGCTGAAGATCCGTTAACCAATTCTTGCAGCCTTTCTAAGAGTTCGTCGTATTCAGCTTCGCCCGCATTTCTAGGTACTTTACCAATAGAGTAGGGCGAACCGTTCTTTTCGGCGAACTCGATCCAATATTTAAAAGCAGCTTTCTTGAAGTTAATCGACCAATAAATTTTACTTAGAAGAGCCTCTCCATAAGGATTCTCATACTTTGGGTTATTCCTAGCCACGATTAAACTCATATCTTCGACAGGATCACCAGGCCAGAAATTATCTTTTGATCTGAATCTAAGCTTATTCTCTTTGTCGTATTGAAACCACCAAGCAGGGCGACCAGTGAACTCTTTGCAAAATATCTTGTTCTCACCTTCGACACCTTCAGGGCTACCCCAAATAGGCTCCATTGCCTGCATGCCGAAAAAAGGAGCGTCTAAAATTTCTTCAGTGGCCCTATGAATATCAAGGTTTTCAAAATTTTTCTCAATGAATTTACGTACTCTAGACGGTGATTTACCGCCCTCGATATACCACTTTTTAGATAAAGTAACCGATTTCCTTGAAGCTATAACAGCGGTCAAATGTGGGTCCCAAAAGATATTTCTAAAATTCTGCCAAGTAGCCAAACTGTTTTGAGTGTTTAATACTGGATCGGGATTGGGCAATACGTCAGCCGTGGCAAAAGCATCTATTGAGTTACCCCTACTGTATTTCGAGTCGCTTACTTTAAAATCTTTATCTCGGATTCTTGGATTTGTCATAATAACCTATTAGTAATTTCTAGTGACTTTAGACTTCCCACCGCCAACCATTCTAGTTACCGGGACACTGGGGTTATCTCTGATATAATTTATGTACTGTGAGAAAGCATCCATAATATCTTTAATCTGGCAATTTGGAAAAAGGATCAATTGATTTGTTAATTTGTGGCTCCAAGTTGCATTGCTACGAATATAAACATTTCCGGCCTTGACAGTACTAGAACTTGCATGAGCCCTTTGCACCTTATCACCCTCGGGCAATATCGATATAAAATTAATCTTATTGTCTCGGCTCAATTCTTGAATAATCGGGGTACCTGTGGCCTTATCCTCCACTAGAACAATATTCGGGCTGTGCTTTGCCTCGTATGATAATATTTCAGCCTTAAGCTCTGGATATTCCATCTTTTCAAAAATTGCATCCTCGAGATAATACCCATTTCGGTACTCATAGAACGTCAAACCGCAATTATAAGCCGAAGTCTCAGTCTTTTT